AAAAACTCATATCTGGGTTTTGTCATTCGATTAAGCTGATCCATCGTCTTTTTTGCAGACTTATCAAAAGCCGTCAAAACAATATCCGCCGTCTTACCCATTTTTTTTGTTTTTGTCGTCAGCTTATTTAGGAAATTCGTTACTTCTTTTTGCGCTCCATCAGGAATTTCAATCCGTATGGCTTCCACCATTATTTTTGAACCCCCTTTCCGCTTCCAGCTGCACTTTCATGCTTGCAAGCATAAAACTTCTTACTCCGGCAGGCTTTTCATAAAACTCATCAATGCCTATTCCGTTTCTTTGAAACAAATGATGCAGAAGAGTCATCGTCCCGCCTGCCATAATTAGTTTTTTGCCACTTCCTCCAGATTCGAATCATAACCGGAAAGCACATCAAGCGCCTCTAAAACAGCATCCTTCTCTCCGGATTTCAGGGCAATATCAATCACCTCCGTACCGGTTACAATATCCATCCCCTTAGCGCCCAGCGCTGTCCAAACCTGTTTGTTATCCCAGAGCTTTTCCCGATCCTCATCAATCGTCGCCTGATAAATCAGTTCCGCCCGGTATTTCACTGAATTGGTTTGTTCCGGCAGTTTAATGCCCAACTGCTTATTCCTGACATATTTGGTATGTTTCGTTTTACATTTGTCGTATTCATCTTCACTAAGAGGACGAATGGTAAACTCAAAATAGGTCTGCCCATTACGAACGATCTGAATCTTTTTCCTTTCGCTGTCATCTCTTTTGTAATCTGCAGCGGCTAATAACCCTTTGATAAAATCGCCTTCAAACATCAGCATCTGGTTCTTTGTTTCTTCCTCTGTAAATTCTATTTCATCCACTAATTTTTCTTTTTTGCTCATTACATATCCTCCTTAAAAATAGCTCAAGGCTATGGATATAAAGACCCATAACCTTGATAGCTTAAGTTTCACTCTATACGGTTAATAACTTTTGAAGCTGTGGCGGTCTGTTCACAAAAAGGTTCCAACTACGCTTGATAATATCGCCTGTTGTTACATTTTGTAAATCCACCTGACCGGAAGGAACACATTCCCGGTATACCATCCGTTGTTCACTTCCGTTTCTTCCCTTTAATACGCCCTGGAAATTCCATCTTGGCATGTTACCGGAAGTCAATCCGTCCATCAATTCCTGAATAAATTCATCATCTTTAATTACCAGCTGCGTGAAAGTCAGGGAAACGGAATAACTTTGGAAATACTCATGTTCCTGGGGATCTCCCAGGGGAGTATACTTTCCGTTCGTTACGTTCACATTTGCGGAAAAGGTCTCTACGGTTGCCAATAAGACACCGTCATCATTGTATAAAGCCCCGTCTTTTCCGGAAAGGGCATATCGGGAATCTCCTGCTGCTTTTGTGTTTATCATATTTTCTTCCTCCTTTTATGCAGTCGCATAGCGAAATGCAAATGTTAAATAGATATGTTCCGCCGAATCCTTGTCAATAGCATCAATTTCAAACCAGCAGGAATCGCCGGCTGCCACATTCTTTGTGCTTTCAGAAACACTGCCCGCTGACAGCTTTCCTTCCTCTACCATAGCGTCCACAACCGCCTGTACCTGACTGACAATCGAAGCTCTTCCGTTCGTATCATTATCTACTTTTCCGACCAGTTGATCGGCCTGTGTAACAGCTCTTTCCACCAGCTCATATCGGGTTTTTGTCCTTCGTATTTTTTTCCAGCCTTCGTCCTGTTCGTCACTTAATGTAATTAACGTGTTAATGGCACTATCAATCCAGATTTGATTTGACTTATTGGTACTCAAAACCAGACCGCCTGATAGTTCTGCTTTTGTTATTTGCGTCGGAGTAAGGACCTCGCCCAGCTCTACGGCTCCCTTAATAACCGTATGGGTCAATGACTTATTCGAAGAAACTGCCGCTATCATTCCGGCAATTCTGGCTGCCGTCTGATATCCTTTCAATTCTCCTGCACTTGTAATGAGAGATGGATTTACCACATAAACCACCTTTTCATTGTTATAAGCTGCCGCATTTGCCATCCTGGTTTCCAAAGCAACGGAAAGTTCTTCCGCAAATACCGCCTGTCCGAACTGTCCGGTCTCTTTCATCCGGTCTAAGAAAGCGGCTGTCAATAAATGTACTGCTGATGCTTCCGTATCCACACATACCGTATTAAATTTATATGCCTCAATACAGTTCAGAGCATCACTGTAATCTTCGATGGCCGCCGCCGGGTTTTCACCGCCGGTAAAAGGGCTTTGCGATAAGGATTCCAAAATACCGGTTACCGAATCTACTGCGGCAGCCGTGAAGTTTCCTGATGACTTCATGGCATCGGCCAATGCGCTTACTTCATCTCCCCCTTTTTCAAAGACTGCCTTTTCAAACACTTTCGTTCCTGCATAAATGATACATTCTTTTAAAGAAGCATCTGACAAGGATTCTCTGATCGTCAGGGTAAGGGCTTTGTTACCCACATAGTTAGCCGTAATCGTAAGGGCTTGGGTACCACTCGCATTTTTTACGATGATTTTCCCTGCTTTTCCTCCGGAGCCGACTCGGCAGCAAATCAGTGTTTTGGCTCCGCCGTTGATAGCTTCTTTGATTGCGTCGGTTGTGAGAGCATTACCATAGACTGCTTCATACCCATCTTCTGATGCCAGCTCCATCACCTTGCTAACCGGTCCCCAGTCCGAACGGAATAAAACCGCTGTCACGCCGTCTGATGCTCCTGCGACCGTTCCACTGCCGGTTTTTTGAATATTCGAGTACGCTCCCGGGCGCACTTTTGTTTCACCTATTGTAAACATTCCTGACATTTACTTTACCTCCATTTTCTTAAAATGAGCAATCATCTCTTTTGCCTCATTTATTGTTATTTTTTTATTGCTGCTTGCTGATAATGCCGCTCTTGCACATTCATACTTTACACAAAATAAAGAATCTGCATTTGCCGCCAATTCTTCCACGGTATATCTGCTTTCTTCCTGCATGACTTATCCTCCTAAATTGATACTTCTGCCTGTATTTCTCTGACCGTAATTCCTTTTTGCCGATACTTCAAAATACCAAATTGGACACTTACCACAATCTGCCCCAGGGTCAGGTAATCGGCGCCATTGGTGACTTTTATCTTTGTAAGGCGCATCGGGGAACCATCTGACATTTCCATCTCGCCCAGCAGGGATAAGGATTTCGCGATATAGGCACACCATTTCACCCGTTCTTCCTGGGTTGGCGCAAAGACATGCACCACTGCATCGGCATTCAGCCAAATGACTGTATTTGTCTCACGGTCCGTTTCCATCTGATCCAGCCGAAAATAAAAAGCAGGTATCCCTGCCTCTGTCTTATAAGATAATGTATTATTTCTGTCACCCAACAAAATCCCTGACACCCTTTCTTTCTGAAAACTCTGCAAAGCAGCGATTGGGTCCGGCTCAAAGGTTTCCTGCGAAGAAAATTCAAAAATGTCAAACAACATACGGCTTCTAACCATCTTAGCACGATCTCCTTCACCGGTATTTAGAACAGGAATATTTTTAGTTTTTCTCCATCTATAGCAATAAGCTGCTTCTGCATTTGGCTGCAGAAACAGATCCTTCAGACATTCTAAAACCGCTGTTTCCATTTCTATCAACGATTGTCCTGTTTCATTGCTATAAATATTTACGATCAAAGTACCGACAGAACCTCTTTCCAGATTTACCTTATCATTCACCGAATACACAATTCTTGGATAGGGTTCACCCTCCCAGTCCGCATCCGTATCCGCAGGCGGCTGTCCCCAAAAAACAGCCGCCGTTTCTTGAAACTTCCCAAGCATTCCTTTCAATTTCTCATCACCCGTCAGTATCCCATATAAAATCTCCTCCATTTTCAAGATTATTCGTCCTCCTCTGTTCTATGGATTGTGACAAAATCATCGGACCATGCCAGAGTCCATTCCTTATTTTTCACTTCACCGGCACGTACAGAAAAATAATTCGTTACCGTCCCAATAACCGGAACGTACTGAACTCGTATTTCCTCTTCGGCTGCTTTTGTTACAATACCACTCTTTGGTTGATCCCAGGATTTATGCTTTGCAT